GCCGAGGGTCAGGTAAATCCCACTCTTTTGCCCGCGCCCTTATTAGCCAAAGCTCTGAAAAGCCCCTTCGCGTTCTCTGTGCCAGAGAGCGTCAATCGTCGATTAAGGAGTCCGTTAAGCAGATTCTAGACGATGTAATCGATGAACACGGCCTGCGGGACTACTACAAATCAACAAACACCATGATTACAGGCCCTGGCGGCTCTCAGTTTATTTTCTCAGGTTTGCACGACCAAACGGTTAGTTCCATTAAGTCCCTGGAGAGAATTAACCGTGTCTGGATAGAAGAAGCCCAGACAATTAGCCAAAAAAGCCTGGATATTCTCATTCCGACCATTAGAGAGCCAAATTCAGAGCTTTGGTTTGGCTGGAACCCTATGAGCGAATATGACCCCGTTGATGTTATGTTTCGCTCTAAAGACAGCCCCCCAGGATCACAAGTAAAACGAGTTTCATGGGCCGATAACCCTTGGTTTCCTGAAGTTCTAAACGATGCCATGGATTTCGACAGAGCCGCAGACCCCGAAAAAGCGGCCCACATATGGGATGGTGAGTATCAACAAGCCCCCAAAGGCGCTTATTTTGCTCGCCTTCTTGCTGAAGCCCTTAACGCGGGCAGAATTGGAAGAGTTCCCCACGATCCAAGCCTAGCAGTCCACGTTTCATGGGATTTGGGCAACGGAATCAATATGTGTGCCGTTTTCTCCCAATGGGTAGGTCGAGAAGTGCGTGTAATCGACACCCTGGAGGGAACAGAGGAGAGCAAATACGAAGGTTGGCCTTATTTCTTTCGTGCGCTTAGAGATAAACCATATTCCTACGGAGATATGATCCTCCCCCATGACGCCCGACCAAAACAAAGAATATCAGGCAAGGGAGATGAGGACGCCTTTATAGAGGCTGGGTTTAAAACCCGCATTGTCCCAAGAATGGACGCAGGCGAGAGAGTAAGGCTAATACAGGGACAAATACCTATGTGCTGGTTTGACCTAGCCGGGTGTGAAGTCGCGCTTCCATCTTGGAAGTCTTATAGAGAAGATTTCGACGAGGGTTCCAGAGTCTCAAGAGGGCCACTGCACGACTGGTCTTCGCACTTTTCAAGCGCATTAGGCCACCTGTTCCAGGCATACGCAGAGCCAATGATACCTAGAAAGAAGAAAACCAATATGCACAGTATCAATTCATGGATGAATTAAGCTCTATCATCGAAGTCGGCGCCATGCCGGATAGTGCCTACGCGCCGCGTGAGCTTAGAGAGGCTCTCGGTCCCATTAGTATCGGGATGGACTTCTCAGACCACGTTCGTAGAGCCCAATACGTCCTTGGACTTTCCCTGCCAAGCCTTATGGAACAGCAGGACAAGTTTAGTGGAAGTGCCATGATTGTCGGAGGGGGCACGTCGATCTCACTCGATGATATTAGGGACGGGATTAATAAAGGGGTTAAGGTCTGCGCCGTTAATTGTGCCCACGATTGGCTGATTTCTAACGATATTGTCCCAGATTTTGCCGTTATGCTTGATCCTGCGAAGAGGATCGCCGCCTACATGACCCCCCATGCAGATGTAAAGTATCTGTTCGGCACGACACTTCATCCGTCTGTTTGGAACCTTTTTAGGGCGGCAAGAATTAATCCATTTGTGTTTGTGCCCCTCATCGGGACTGTTGATGATGATATTTTCGCCCAAAGGTGGCCTGATGCCCAAATGGTTGTCCTTGCTGGGGTCACAACAGTCGGGCTTAGGGCCGCTAATGTCCTCGCGTTCCTTGGGTTTACAGAGATTCATTTCCACGGGTTTGATAGCTGCTATTCCCCAGGGGCGCACGGGGACAAGGGGCTTTATCGGTACAAAAAGCCCGTTATCCAGCACGACAGGCGAACGGCAACGATTAAAAGCGGTAGAACGCAAGACAAGTTCACCTGTGTCTCGAACGGCGCCATGGCCCGCCAATGGTACGGCCTTTATTCTATTTTGGACGCGCTTCCTACAATGACAGTAAACGGTCGAGAAGGCGGAATAAGATACCGCTTTGCTGGGGATGGGGCCCTCCCATGGATGGCGTGGAAAGACGGCGGGCCAGAATACTGTATTGACCATCTCTATCCAGAACGAATGAAAGCCAAGTACGGCTCTATATCTCATTTTGATTATGAAAAAGGAAAACCCTATGGTATTTGAAAAAGACGTAGAAGAATTTGCGAAGCATCTTGTGACCAATGGTGGCGCCGAGCCAGAAACACTCGTACAAATGGGGAAGCCCATGATATACGGAACGCCAGAGGGTGACGCTGTGATGGTGAATCCAGGATCAGAACAGCCTCTATGGCAGCTTTATGTAGCGCCAGCCCGTGTTGCGCTTCACCTTGCTAAAGAGAAATTAGAAGGTAAACTAGAAATTAAACTCCCATCAGACTTGAAAGACAGCCATGAGTAAGGTCTTAAGGGTTAAAATACACGCTCAAGAATTGACGGACTGCGGGTTTGATCCCTCAGCCCCCGATATGTACGAGAACGTGCTTGTTCCTTTGCTTAGAGCTAAAAATGTTCCTGAAAAGTATCTTGATAATGACTTTCCAGTAGCTATGGAATGGAACGGCGCGGCCATCATCATGGAATGGAGCGATGGCAATCAGCCTATCGCCATTACGCACTAGGGTAGTAATATGGACGAATCTGGAAACACTGAAAAGTCTAGTCCTGATAAGGATAAAAAAATCCTTGAAGAAGCTACGGAGCTTTTTGAACAAGGCGAAACAGGTTGGTCAGACGCCAAAAATGAGGCCCGCGATGATTTAAACTTTGGCCGACTTGGCGATCAATGGCCTCCAGACATCAAGCAAACCCGAGAGCAAGAAGGTCGTCCGTGTTTATCTATTAACGATCTGCCCGCATCAATCAGGCAGGTTGTAAACGATGGAAAGCAAAACCGTCCCCAAATTAAAGTTCGCCCTGTAGACGGCGGCGCTGATGTCGAAACCGCTGATATACTATCAGGACTTATTAAACACATTGAGGCAATATCTGATGCGTCTGTCGCTTATGACACGGCCTTGGATAACGCTGTCTCAGCAAGTTTCGGGTTTATCCACGTTGAAACAGACTACACAAATGATAGGGGTTTCGAGCAGGACTTATTTATTCGGGCAGTACCTAATGCGTTAGCTGTAACTTGGGACGCCTCTTCTGAAGCGATGGACAATTCAGATTGGGAATACGCATTTATAAGCTGGATGGAAGACAAAAAGAAATTCGAGCGCGATTATCCAAACGCAGCGTCTGAGGCTTCCGGGCATAGTGTCTCATCGTATGTCCAGAGGTGGTATGACAAAGACGAAATCAGGCTTGCCACGTATTACCGCAGAGTAAAAACCAAGCAAGACCTCATACAATTTAGCAACGGAGAAACAGAAGCGTCCTTTCTTGAGGAAAACTTAGACAAGGATGCTATGGAAGAACTTGATAAAATGGCGATGGAGGAAGTCGGTCGCCGTGAAGTCGAATCTTGTAAAATTGTTAAGCGTTTAATTTCTGGCCGAGACATACTAGCTACTACAGAGTGGAAGGGTACGTTAATCCCGATCATTCCGATCTATGGTGAGTCATTAAATGTAGAGGGCCGCAGATACTTCAAAAGCCTTATTCGTGATGCTAAAGACGCGCAAAGAATGTTTAATCTTTCGCGCTCCACTGTAACCGAAATGCTTGGACGCACACCTAAGACGCCGTTTATTGGCGAGGCCGGGACTTTTGATGCTGACCCTGAGAAGTGGGGGACTATCCATTTAGAGTCTCATCCCTACATCGAACATACGAAAGGCATGGCCCCTCCGACAAGGGTCGATCATGCACAAATCCCTCAAGGTCTTGTTCAAGAGTCTGCGTTATCTGCTGATGATAAAAAGCGCATTATGGGCATACATGACGCGAACCTTGGCCTTCCGGGCAATGAAGTTAGTGGAAAGGCTTTAAGGTATCGCAGAAGTGAGGGCGACACATCCACCTTCCATTTCCTTGATAATCAACAAATCGGAATTAAAGGAACTGGCCGCGTTCTCTGTCAGATGATTCCCACAGTTTACAATACCAAGCGCGTACTTCGTATTATTGGAGATGATGGTAAATCAACGAACGTATCTATAAAGCAAGAGATGGGTGGGATCGAAAGAGCCTTAGACTTTTCTGTCGGAACCTACGATGTCGTTATGGACACAGGCCCATCCTTTGCAACGCGAAGAGAAGAGACTTCCGAGTTCCTGCAAACCTTTATGCAGTCGGCTCCTCAAGCAGTTCCAATTCTTGCGCCGATGATGATTAAGATGATGGACTTTCCTGACCAGGATAAGACTGCAAGGCTTCTTGAAACAATCATGCCACCTGCCGCTGCGGCGATTATGCGCGGAGAAAATCCTGCCGATTTACCGCCCCCTCCACCACCACCTGAAGTTTTAGCAGAGCAAGCAAAAGCAAAGGCTCTTATTGAGGTCGCGCAAAACAAAGCTCAAGCTGACATAGCTATTGCTGATCGCAAAGCAGAGCAGACATTGATTCTTGATAAGAACCGTTCCGATCAGAAGATACAAATAGAGCGTGAACAGGCACAGGCCGATATGGCTGTGCAGAGAGAAAAGCATATGGCGTCTATGGAGCTTGAAAGAGAGAAGGCGTTACTTAAGAACGAGCTAATGGAGCGTGAGATAGAACTAAAAGATCGCTCAGAGCGCGTTAAAGAAAATGAAGAGATCGCAAGAGAGTATATCGGCGCACAGCAGATTCTCTGATTTATTAATTGAAGGATAATATCCGGTGGGGGGTCCAAATATGGAACAGCCGGAGACAGGGCTAAGAAGAAAAAGATAGAGCTAGGTATCTAGCCGCTTTTCTTTTAATTGGAGATTAACATGGCTGAAGAAGAACAAACAGAATTAGACCTTAGTCCATTAGAGGAAGCCGTAGCTAGTTTTCCCGAGTCTCAAGACAGTGACGTTGATGAGATAGAAGACGAGATCGACATTGAGGCGGCGCAGGACGAAGAGGGTGATGACGACGGACTGGACGACCTTGAGATAGGCTCTGAAAAGCACCGCGTTCCCAGGGCCGTTAAGGAGGCTTGGAGTGGACTTCAGGCTTCGACTCAGAAGGAAAGAGAAAGTCTTAAGGCGCAAGCCGCCGAACAAAAGGGAGCGATGGCGCTCACATCGAACTTTATAAAGGATATAGCCAAAATCCAGAATATCGACAGTCAGCTTGAGCCATATAAAAACCTAACAAGCCAAGACTGGATTCAATGGGCTAACGAAGATAGTGAAAAGGCATCCCAGGCCCAAATAGGCATTAAGGCTCTAGATATGGAGCGCGAAAAGCTGGTTTTAACTGTTGAGAGGTCTGAGCGTGAGCGCGTTGAAAAAGTAAATCAGGAGAGAATGCACTATCAGGAGGCTGGGGAGCGTGAATTAAAGCTCCAAATTAAGAATTGGTCCCCTGAAAAGAGCGAAACCCTGAAATCCGTCGCAAAAGACAGCGGGTTCTCTAAAGAGGAGTTGGGTCCCCTCGCCTATGATCCTCGGGTTATGAAGGTTCTAGACGAATTGAGGGAATATCGTGAAATTAAGGCTAAGGTTTCCAAGCGTACCGCCATGAAGAAAGATGACCCCACGCCCACGCCTACACCACGTTCACGCTCTAAAACGCCGACTCAGGGGTTAAGAGACTCTCAGAATATCGACGATTGGGCCGCTAAGTTTGATCAAGAAAGAGCTAGGCATACCGGTCGTAGGTAGTATAACATCGGATTTCCTCAAGATGCGAGGGGGTAGCGACACGCGGCCAGAAGGCTGGGTAGGTTGCGCCGTTAGCAAGTCTGAAGGTTCAGTATTCATGAACATAAGGATTTTGCTCAATGGTTAATACTATTCTCACCCCTACCCAGGTGACTCGCGCTGCGCTTGTCATCTTGCACCAAAAATGTAACTTTATTGGTCGAATCAACCGCCAATATGATAGTTCCTTTGCAAAAGAAGGCGCTAAAATTGGTACGGACCTGAAAATCCGCCTTCCTAACCAATACACGGTACGGACAGGCGCTGCGCTTTCGACCCAAACCACTGCTGAAACTTCGACAACGCTTACGGTTTCAACTCAGAAGGGTGTTGATACATCTTTCACTTCTGTTGATTTAACTATGAGCCTACAGGACTTCTCGGATCGTATCCTTGAGCCTGCAATGTCTGTTTTGGCTGCAAACATCGAAAATGATGCCCTTTCGATGATTAATGACGTTTCTCAGACTGTGGATAACCAAACCAACGGCTCCATGTCGATGGCGACGGTTCTTCAGGCCAAAAAGAAACTTAACGATGCTCTTGCCCCGCAAGACACAACTCGCACAGGTCTTTTGACAACTCAGGACGAAGTTGATCTTGTTAACGCTCTTAAGGGTCTATTCCAAGACTCCACGGCTATTAAGCAACAGTACCGTGAAGGCATGATGGGCCGGACGGGTGGATTCGATTTCTACGAAAACACTCTACTTTCCAACATCACGTCTGGATCAATGGTTGCTGCTAGCAGTGCCGCTATCTCTGACACTGTAACGGCTACAACGGCCACAAGCTCTTTGGGTTATAATAACCTTACTCTTGGTGCTGGAACCTTAGTCGTTGGTGACGTGTTTACCATCGCAACGCTGAACCGTGTGCATCCTGAGTCAAAGGACGACACTGGTGAGGCTATGCAGTTCGTTGTTACTGAGGCTGTCG